TGAACCACCACTATCACTATAAGTAAAACTAGAATTGTTTAATCCAAAGTCAGATTCAAATACTGCTAAACCATAACCTGGCTCTATTGTAGCAGTTCTATCATTTATAGTAGAATTATAATCAGCTTCTACGCCTCTAAGTTTTAAAGAACCTTGAGTATTGACAGAAAAGTTAGTAAGGAACTGTGACTCGTTAGGAGCTAGGTCTCTAGGGTCTTTTAAGTTATTAACACCACCAGAGAAATTATTTATAATATATGTTTGTTTAGGCATTAACCTCGTAACTCCACATGCACTAAATCGTCAAAACCATTGTCTTTTGTTTCACCATCACTATCCCAGTCGCCGCCCCAACGAACATTAACATTTAATTGTTTTGCTATTCCTCTAATCATACCACCCATATAATGAAACCTATCTCTGTCTTCCCAGTCAATAGGATAGGGAGCTAAATCTACAGCTTTGCCTTCTAAATGTTTGCTAAATTTTGTTTTACTAGCACCACTCGCAACTAATTGTTTCTGTCTCTCTTCAGTCCTCAATCCTTCTATAATCGTAACATCCATTATCTTAACAAGTTCATTTAAAACATTGACAAGTTCTGGTTTAACTCCCTTTAATCTTGCTTTTGACCTTTTACCAAATCGGTACATTATTTCTTTACCAATCCTTCAATTACATCAGTAACTAAATCTACGCATTTTTCAAAAAACACTTGTTCTTTTTCTTCTGATACAAAAGGTATATCAATTTTTTTATTTATTTTAGTTGCAAGTTTTTCTTTAAAATCATCAGATTGTACATGGTCAACCATATTATCTGCGTATCTTTCTACAATTTCATCCTTAGCTTTATCTATAATACTTGCTAATATTGCTTTACTCATTTTATTTTTTCCTTATATTTGTTATTTTATATCCTAAATAAATTATTGTCATTATTGCTACTATGCATTGAAGAAATAAACTTACCTCGGATAAAGATAAACCATAGTTAAATAAACTCGCTGTTGAGACTTTTAAACTATCCATAGTTTATTTATTCTTTCATTTCTTTTTCTTTTTAACAATTTTTTTAATTTTGCCGTTATGTGTTCTAGCAAACTTATGTGTCTTAGTTTCTCTAATTAATGTACCATAATAACGTTTACCACCATATAACCAACTTACTTTTTTAGCCATATTATTTACACTTCCACCTTCTTCTAGCTTGTCTTATTCTAGAATTAGGATTATTTCTTGTTTTAGCAGAACTTCTTTTTAGTTGTCCAAGAGAACGAGCACAATATGACTTACGTCTTTTTGCTGCTTTACTTCCCTTCTTTACTTTACCTGTAACTGCTGTTTTAAGTTTTGAGCCAGGATTTGCTCTTCGGTAAGCCTTTACACCTTTCTTAGTCATACCAGCACCTTTTTTAGTAGGTCTATAATTTCCACCCTTGCCAGTAGTTCTTCTTATATTTTTTTGTCTTTTTCTAGCCATAATTTGTCCTAATGTTTACCATTGATTCTAGATAAACTGCCTTTTATTTCAGAAACTTGATTATCTAAATCGTTTATTTCTTTTGTTAAAGCGTCAAATTTTCTATCTAGTTTATCATCAGATTGATTCCATCTACTTATAAGTTTTATAATCATACTTTCTGTATTCTCCAAAGTTTCACTTTGTCCTCTGTTTTCTGTTTTTAAATCTTGTAAAGATTCTGCTTGTTCATTACCTCGTTTATTCATAGAATATACCATAAACACAAACATAGCTCCTACAACACCTATCATTCCAGCTTCTGAATAAACTGCTAAAAAATCCATTATTCTTCCTCATCTGGTTTACAATTTTTACAATACCATCCATCTGACGCTACTATAGGTTTATCGCATTTAAAACAATGATTAGGTACAGGCATTATTTGACTCTCCGTATTTCTCTATTCATAAAATAATGTGATTCAAAATCATCTAACTCTATGCTAATATCTTCTACCCACCAATCTTTTGGTAAGGTTATTTTCTTCTTTTCTTTTTCTTTCCCCAAGAAAGAGGGTTTAAATTTAATTCTTCTTCGTACCACTTTAATTGTTCCTGCATTTTAGTTATTTTTACTTCTTCTTCTTCTATGTGTTTTTCTACAAGGTTTGCAATGTCAGCATTAGCAAGTTCCATTCTTCGTTCAAGTTCTCCAATGCGATTTTCAATACGTATGTAGCCCAACACAATGAAAGTAACTCCCACAATGATTTGCCCAAGCCACTTGATGTTAAGAGAAATCCGATAATTATCGTCAAGTTTAGTGACTCCATATGACCTGTACGTTTTATCATCGCTCATATCTCATATCCCGCAATAGACCAACCACCATCACATGATGCAAAAATCATTATGCCAAATACAAATGCTAAAAACATTATTATTTTTATGTAATCGTGTATATCGTCTGAACTCATGGTTTATAATACTTGTAAAAATCTTCAATATTTTCTGTGTCTACTACAATAAAAATTGGACTAACGATACTATTTCCCGTACCGCTACCACCAATAATCGCATATGCATAGATACCATCTTGATAAGGACTCTTGATTGTATCATTATCAAAAAGATGTAAAAAACTTGTGTCACTAAATACTGGTACAAACTCTGCCTCTATTAATTCTTCTATTTCTATTCTTCTGTTTTCATTATAATCAACTAATGTTCCTACACTACTAGTTCTATGTGCTTGACTAGGAAACTTACCCATACCATATTGTTCTACTTGTTGATTGTACCACATTTGTGATGCTTTAGTAATTTTTTCTAAATTTGCTTTTGTTTGTTTTGCTTTAGCTCCTTCACCGATACGACTAAAAGCAGGAGCTGCGGTAGTAGCCAAAGTAGCCATGATAGCCATGGTAACTGTAAACTCAGCCAAAGAGTTACCTTTATTCCCCAATCCATTCATCCTTTTTCATTTCTTCTATAACTTCACTATGTGATAATGCAGTAATACCATTAACTGCTATTACTTCAGCGTGAGTCCCATCTGCTATAGGTAATTCATACTTGACACATACTTTTGAGTTATCACTATTCCATCTTGGTGCGCCTAACTTTCCATACTTAAATGCACATTCTTCCCATGTTGGGTCTTGTAATGTAGTGGTATCTACTTCTTGCTCTGTGTATGTATACTCTTCTTCTACTTGTGGTACAGAATGAGGCTGTGCGTTGAGTTTTTCAAGTAACTCAGCTTTGGTATCGCTTGATGAATAATCTACGCTACAATCGTCCATATACGCTTTTATTTCAGCTTTTGTGTTATCTTCTGATGGGTAGTAATCGTATTTGTCTACCATTCTTTTACCTGTCTTTTCTACATCTTTATATGTATAAGTATTCCAAGACAATCTATCAGCAGTTTTTAGTTTACTTGGCAGTTTATCTTCGTATACTGCTTTGGTTAATATTAAATATGTATTAGTCATTTTTGTGTTTACCTTTTTGGTGTTTAAAGTTTTTAGTTATTTCAGATGCTGATAATGCACGATTGTAAATTCTAATTTCATCCATCAATCCATTAAATTTTGTACTATTATTTTCTTTAGAACCTATAATTAAATCTTGGTCTGCATCAGATGTATATGTACCTGTAGATGTAGTATTGGTATTTGGAGATGTTATTGCACTTAATACACCACTTTCATTACTTGTATATATAGTTGCTTGCTCTCCTGCGTTACTACTATAAGTAATTGCTATATAAGTCCATACATCTTTTTTTAAATATGAATTTTTTTGAAATGTGTAATCATCTCCACTAAATACTACTGAAAATCTTAAATGCCATCCATTACTATAAGTATCTGTTTTTAATGTCCATCCTTGATTACCATTTCCTGCTTTGTGCATAATACCCATATTTCCTGTTGTGCCTTCTGGCTTTACCCATAACTCAACTGTACCACCACCATACCATATATTATCTAATGATTTAGAACTGCCAACATTTAAAAACTCATCAACACCATTTAACCTTAACACATTGTTACTTGGATTAGTAAAGTAAAACCCAAGTGCATCTCTGTTTGAGTTAAGTCCTTCTCTTATTGTTATAGAATCTGGACTTCCTGAAACTGTGCCATCTTTATCAATTACTGCTTCTGTTACAGAAGTAGAATCTCTATTGTTACCACTTCTATCTTGTACGCTTGAATTAGTATCTGCATCGGTTAAGGCGTGTGGATTAAAAGTATAGTACAATTCTAAATCAGAAGATTGTATTGATGCTATGTTGCCATTCTGCCCTGCATTATAAATACTTAACACTTGAGCATCGGTAAGAGATTCACTCCAAATTGCTATTCCTGTTAAATCTCCATTATAAAAAGTTGCTCCACTTGCACCACCATGTCCAAAGCGTAATGTTTTATTAGTAGATAAAGGAACATGACCACCATTTGTTTCTCCT